CCTAGCGGATACGATCGTAAAGTTGGCGAATGACTATACGGGGTCGAACAATATCAATCTTTTAGAGCCTTGTGGTCAATTCGGTACGAGACTCATGGGTGGTAAGGATGCGTCTCAAACGAGGTACATCTTCACGAAACTTACCAAGGATGCGAGAAAGATCTTTGATCCTAGAGATGATGCTATTCTCAATTACCTGGACGATGATGGTCGGTTAATTGAACCAGAATTTTACATGCCCACTCTACCAATGGTCCTCGTCAATGGAACGGAAGGTATTGGTACAGGTTTCAGTTGCTATGTACCTCCATTCAACCCAGATGATATCAAGGAAAACATTAAGAGATATCTCAAGGGGGACGAATTCGTGAGTATGCGACCTTGGTTCAGGGGTTTCAAGGGGGTTGTCCACAAGGAAGAGGATACATGGATGATGGAAGGTGTTTGGAATTGGTCTGGAAGTAACATTGTGGTAACTGAACTCCCACCAGGTAGATGGACACAAGATTACAAGGAGTATCTGGATGGTCTCGTTGAAAAGAAGTTGATTGGGGGGTACACCAATAACTCGACGACTGAGGATGTTCACTTTGAAATTACTGAGTATGTGGGTAAGGATCTTCTCAAGGATCTAAAGTTGAGGAAGACGTTTCGTGTATCCAATATGCACCTCTTTCATCCCACTAAAGGTATTCACAAGTACGCGAGTCCCGAGGAAATTCTCCAAGACTTTATCGATCTCCGACTCGAACATTACAAGATGAGGAAGGCACACCTCATCGATGTCCTTGAGAAGCGGGCGGATATGTGTGACCATAAATCGAAGTTTGTATCCATGGTCATCGAGGGGAAGTTGATAGTGTTCAAAAGGAAGAAGGTTGAACTCGAGACAGAGATGTCCTCGATCTTTCCCAATATTGATGGGAATTTGGACTACCTCCTCAACACGAGGACAGTTGAATACACAGATGAACGCGTCAAAGCGCTCATGGCGGAGGCGGAGCAGGCGAAGGAGGATCTAGAAAAGATGTTGAAGATGAGTCACATTACGATGTGGAAGAATGATATTAAAAATATGTGAGCAGTAGATAGATATGGGTGAGGCTGCTAAAATTTCCCTCAAAGCTATTGGAAAGCAGGATACACACCTCCTTTCCAAAGACCCTGAAGAATCATTGTTTAAATACAATGACCATATGAGACACGCAGAATTTCGGAAGTATCATAATGTACACACAGTAAACGCCGAAGTTTCAGCTTCGTGGCCTTTCGGTGAAACGGTTCGTGTCGAATTGAAACCACAGAACATGGGGGATCTCTTAAATAATATATGGATCCAAATGGAATTACCTGATTGGAATTATGAGGATATTACATTCAATGATACGACACAGAAAGTTTTATTTGGTGGTAAAACATTGGCGGAATTCGGGTATCCAACGTTTAGTGAATGGTGGCTCGCAGGTGCTCCAAATACAGTCGGGGTTATCCTCCCTATTTTCTCATTTCCTAATTTTGAATCCTTTTTATCGTTTGAAATACAGTTTAATACTTTACTTATCACGTTATTTCCCGAGGGATTGTTTACCAGTACACCCATTAATGTATATGTCGCTCTATTAGATATTATATCTGGTAGAGTAAAACCGGGGAGTGAACTAGTTACTACATTAGGAATTGATCCAAATAATTACGCGTTTACTCCGGACATATTTCGTGTACTTGACGGGACTGATACAATCACACTTAATTCACAAATTAATGGTTTAATTTCGAGTGATATTAATTCAGGTGTATTGAATCTTCTCCCTGATATTGTCCAAGGTATCGTCAATGGAACTCACACCCCACCCACTTTTACACTACCTGAAATCGCGAACTGGGCGTGGGATATGCAACTACTTGGTCGGAAAATAATCAAGAATATCAAATTTAAAGTGGATACTCAGACACTCGAAGAAATAACAGCGGATTGGTGTATAATTCATGATAATTTGTATACAAACGATTCACAGAAAATGGCTGCAAACACACTCTATAATAGAAATATCGTTGGTGGTGAGACGAGTCAGCCATCAGGTCAGAAGGCAGCACAAAGTAATCAACTTTATATCCATATACCATTCTTCTTTTCACATAATTATGCGGGTGATATTTATTCAGAAAATGTTCAAAATAAAGCACCATTCCCTCTATGTGCTATACATAATCAGAAAATTACACTCGAAATTGAATTTTTCAAACAATCCTTCTTCACCCTCTATAACCAGCGCGTAGATGATAATGGTATTTCTCGAAGTCTACCCGAAAAACCACCAGTGAAGCGAATACCGGTTTTCAAAGTCATTACCGAAGAAATTACAATTTCCCCAGAAGAACGATTATATTTCATGGGACCCAATAGAGAATTCGTATATGATTTTGTATTCAGACATTCGACCATTCCCCTCGAACCACAAAAAAGAGAATTTGTACTACAATTGGAACCACGAGTTCCCGTCAAGTGTTTTCACTGGTTCTTTAGGTATGAAGGATATGAAGATGAAGAGGAGTATCGAAGTTTACCCGATGAAAGAGCCGATTATATCAATAAATGGTTCTATTCAACGACTGCAAATCGTTTCAACTTTACTCGCTCACAGATCAAAGATGTGGGTGAACCACATCTCCTAAAACGCGCTTATTTCATATTAAATGATGAACGTATTCCAAATGTATCGAACAATGATAGAGAGTATTTTTTCAGTTATGTTCCTTTACGTTCAAGATTAGCGCGTTCAGCGACTGATGTAACAAGGACGTATGCATTTGAACCACCTTCACCCAATTATTTACTTAATTACATTTACAGCTATAATTTCGCATTGTTCCCTAAGAGTACCACACCCTCAGGGTTTCTCGATTTTTCCACACTAAATTCAGAAAAGACCAAATTTTATATGGAAATGGTTGATGATATAGGTCTCCAGTTTGGGAATGGATCGCGTATCGAAAACCCAGAATATAAGTTTCACATGTATTACACAGGGTACAAAAATTTAGTATTCAATAATGGTTTTTTATTGCAGACTTAAAAACAAAACGTATAATTAAGTAGAGATGGCAGGAAGACTGCGACTGGGTACTTTAGGAACTCAGGATATACACATCACAGGAAGTCCCACATATTCTCATTTTTCTGGTATTTTTAAATATCATACAAAATTTGCATTTGATGTGAGAGAAAATCCACTACTCGATGCTAGATTCGGCCAGGAGACAACTTGTATCATACCAGTGGATATGGGTGATCTTTTAACGAACTTAACACTCCGGTATAAGTTCTTTTGCAAAGTACTCACAGAGGAAACAATCGCAGATGAGGACCCATTCACACCCAATGTTGGTATCCATGCGATCGAACACGCTGACCTTTTTATAGGGGGGACACACATAGAAAGACTTACAGGTGATTGGATTTATCTATACCATAAATATCATGCGAGTGATTATAATTTTAGAGATAGTATCGTCCCTCTAACAACTGCAAAGGAAGAACCATATGGTAAAAATAGTACCGGTGAATGGAACTTGAGACAAATGTATATTGATTTACCATTTTACTTTTATAATAATTTACCAGCTTCTGTATTGTTATGTAAACTTGATAAACATGATTGTTATGTTCGAATAAAATTCAAAAGTCTCGATAAACTTTTACGACCATATATAAATGAAAATGATATAGAAGCGAATATACAAACAGCGTCTCTTTTACCAACGTATGCCTACTTGGGTGAGGATGAATTGAATTATTTAAAAAGTGCCCCAGTTGACCAGTTAATTACACAGATGCAGTTGAGAAGACATGATATACCGAGGACCAAAGATGAAGATGAAATTATTTTACGTTTTCAGCATCCAATCAAAACATTGTATTTCATAGCGGGAAAGAAATCAAGGAAGTTTTCGTATCAAGATGATAAAGAATTGATTCAGTATATGCTCAATACAAAATTTAAAGAATTGGGAATGACATTGAACAATACAACATTATTCAATGAATCTTTTTCAAAATTAGTACACGAAAATTCTCTAACAAATGCTCTATCTGGTATAGGTGGAGATGTTTCATTCCTTGATGGAACATCCTCTCAATTACCAACCAGAGATCAAATTGCAAGTTATTCTTTCGCACTTTACCCACTGGATAATACTCCATCGGGGCATTTGAATTTCAGTCGTATAATCGATCAGAAATGTCAGATCAAATTAGATTACTCAGATCCGTATTCAGCGGAAGATGATGAGATCACGGAGGTTCAAATTTATGTGAAGAGTTACAATATACTCCACTATTCGAGTGGATTATCTGGCTTAAAATATTAATGGTACATAGTATTATATGGCAGGTCGAGTCCAGATTGCAGCACTGGGTGAATTAAACAACTCTTTAAGTGTCGACCCGTCATTCTCTTTTTTTACCAAAAGGTTTAGTAAGTATACAAACTACGCAACCGAGAATTATAAAATTTCCTTTCCGGAAGGGGTGTACACGGATGACTTCTTAGAGATTAAAATTCCTCAAAAATATGGTGATATTTTACAAGAGATAACTCTCTCATTTGTAGCCGATCCTAATTCCATTCCGGGTCTTATTGAGGGTGCTGCATCAAACCTTTTTCCTGTCGATATATTTGGAATTTCTGTGATTGACTATATCGATTTATTTATAGGTGATCATAAAATTGATACAATCACATCAGATGATATATTCATAGAACGGGAATTGAACATACCCGAATCATATAGGTCCAGTATAGATGTGTTACATGGTAAACATTTTCAAGGGAGTTCGGACCGTGAGTTTCTACAGGAGTTTTACGATGGACAATACAACACACAAGGGGTAGACCCATTTAGTACAGATGAATATAGAATACAAATTCCATTCTATTTTCACCGACGCCCGAGACATGGGTTTCCTTTGTGTTCTATACATGATCAAGAGTTGATGCTCCGTATAAAGCTACGACCTACTATTGATGTCATATTCGCAACACAGGAAAAATTTAATGATACATTATGGGACCCAGAAGCAAACAATAGAGTGACTCGACAACTTGAATTGAGCAATTTTAATGTCAATTTAAGCCTCGTTCACTTGAACACAGTGGAGCGTTGTATGCTACAGAGTAAACCTTTAGAAATTTTATTTGAGCAGCACCAAAGAAATACATTCTTAATAGAACCAGAATCTAAAATAGGTAACTTTAAATTGGATTTCAAAAACTGTGTTAAGGAACTCTTTTTTATAGCTAAAAAAATTGGTAAGTGGACAGGTGAACATCTGTCCATTTTGGATAAATTACACAAACTTGATAATTATACACCAACTCAGCTTAGAACCCTTATTACACTCAAACAAATTCCCATATGGGGGGGTGTTATAGGGGTTGCATTAGACTCGCTCGTAGGTGAAGCAGATGTAGACAAACGAAAAGCTAGTATAGATGTGATACGTCAAAGTATTTATTGGGGTGATACAGGACAAACTAGCATCTTGGATGCTTTACTTACTGAATCTGGCGACGATCAGCTGCGCGTAAACACTCTCAAGCAATATATTGGTACTATACCCATAAAAATTAATGATGTACAGACTCGTGTAGATGAAGAATTACTTAGTATTCATGGAACCACCGGTGTCCAACGTAACGAAATCATAGATAATATCCTCGACAATCCGACTATTTGGGGATCGGAACAAATTGATTTGTTAAAACTATTGAAAACTTCACCCTCGACAGACATAGAGGAATTACTCATATTAGGACTTCGTGTTTACCTAGGAGTAGCTAGTTATTACTTAACTGGTCTAGATAGTTTCAAACCTGGGGCAGTGGAACAAATTAGCACTATTAATAAACTCAAAGAATTTCTTGATGGTGCAAAAGTTTATTTTGATGAATTAAAAACAGAGGTGAAAACCAGTTTGGATGATTTCCCAAATGAAACACTCCAACAACGACAGGATCGAGTTACGACGTTACTTACGAAGCCCGTATGGAACAATAAAAATTTTATACTCGTGAATAGTTTAACTTCTCTTCTACCTGGGTCTCCAGGTAGAGATATCACTATCACTGCTTTTAAATCATACGTACAGTTGATATCCCGTGTAATACCGACACTCAAATTTAGACTCAATGTCTTAATCGGCGGTGTGAATGGAATACTTGATTTATTACCAACAGCCATAGCAGCAGACCGTGAACCACTTATACTTGGTCTACTCTCTTTACAGGAGTGGACCGATGTAGAAATTAGTCTCTTGAATTTCTTGCGTACCCCATCTGGGAACGATAGTGCTTACATAAATGCATTCAAAGCATCAGCAGGAACTCAAGGTATTATGTCGGGGTATAGTCAGTTCCAACAGAGTCAGGTTATAGATGGATTATTATCACTGAATATTTGGGGAGTAGACTACTTTACACTGCTTGGTTTGCGAGATATTGTACCAGGTACAGGGAGTGGTGCCACAAGTCACGGTTCTATAATTACTAATCTCGTCAATTACCTGGATACC